AGCGATGTTCCGGCCCTGGTAGGTGACATAGCCACCGGCCGCAGCAGTCGCTGCCTCATAGACCGGAGAGCCGGAGCCCGGCTGCCGCCGTTCCGGAGGGACGCGAGGCGGTGGCGGTTGACGTGGCGGCTTCGGCTGCCGCGCTTCGCGGTCCAGCCGGCGCATCTGAAGGATCGTTTTCGCGATCTCGTTACGGATGGCCTGCTGCGATGCCGAGATGCTGCGACGTCCGGCAATGCCATAGGATTGCAGAGCTCGCTCCGAGGTGTGGACCGCGGCACCCTGTTCTCGAAATGCTGCGGTCGTCGATTTGAGAGAAGCTTTGGCGGACTCGAGATCCGCCTTCATCTTTGCCGTCGGCATCGACGCACTCTTCAGAGCTTGCTCGAGGCGCGCGACGTTGCTGCGTGCTGCAGCCATCTGCGTGGACAGATCCTTGAACCCGCGGCGGGTTGCCGTGAAGTCGTCAATGGATCCGGCCTTCTTCTGCAAGGTCTCAAGCTGACGGACCAACCGTTGGACTTCAGGAGTGCCGCCACGGCCAAATCTGGATAGGGCGCCGTCCACGCCTTTTAGCGCGTTCGCCGCCCCTTTGGATGGGCCGCTCACCGCATCGATCAACTGGAGTCTGAGGGTGGCCGTGCGGGTCGTCATGATTGTCTCCGTCGATGATTTGTAAAAACTATCGTGATACTAATTTCGATAAATAAATCCTATCACAGTTGAAAAACTGATGCTATTGTTCATGCTATGTTCAACGGTGAGGGAAAGCTCATGTACGCAATTACCGGGGCGGCCATTGCACGCGAGACAGGACTTTCGCCCATGACGATCCATCGGCGCCTGCGGATGCTGGATCGCCTCGATGGCCGTCCCACCGAAATGGACGCGCTGCTTGTGGTGGTCAGCCAAGAGGCCGAGATTGCCGGCCTCAGCCGAGCGCAATCCATAGAGATGTTGGCCGACCACCATCAAACGCTGCGCTGGCTCGCCGGCTCAGTTGCCCGCCAAGCTTGGCTTGTTTCGTCCATGCGAGATAAAACCGCCTTCTCTGCCGTCGCCGTGTCGCAAGCCCATCTGCAAAGCTTGATCGAAGGACTGCACAAGCCAACGGTCGTCGCGCTTCATTTGCTGGTATCCCGCGCTCGTCGTCGCGTTGCCGCCCTAAGCGCTCGCGTCCGCAGCGAGGCCGCATGAACACCACAACCGCGGAATCCCCCACGATGCTTGTTCGGGCCGCCAGTGTCTCCGGTTCATTGGACGTGGAGGCGCGCACAATCGACGTGATTTTCGCCTCGGAAACGCCGGTCCGACGGCGCTCATGGGAGACGGGTCTCTATGATGAGGTGCTGCTTTGCGGCCGCGCGAACGTCGACCTGAGTCGCGCCGACAACATGAGCCTCCTCGACACCCATGGCGCCTATTCGCTCGACGATCGACTCGGCGCAGTCATGCCGGGTTCTGTCCGGTTCGAGCGAGGACAGGTCATCGCCAAAGTCAAACTCTCCAGGAAGGGCCGGGCTGAAGATCTGTTGCTAGACCTGCAGGACGGCATGAGCCTGCCGATTTCGGTCGGCTACCGAATTCTTCAGGAAGAGCGAACAGAGGCGCCGCAAGGCGGAGTGGCAACTGTCCGAGCTACGCTGTGGCAACCCATAGAAATCAGCGTGGTGCCGATCCCGGCAGACCCGAACGCAAAAACAAGAGGAATCGAAATGCCCGAAGAAATCATTGAGCGCCAGGAACAACCGCAGCGGCAGGCTCGCCAGGCTGTCGCGGCCGAAGCGAAACGCCGCTCCGACATTGAAGCTTTCGCTGGTACCGCAGATCTGAAGCTGGATGACGAGCTCGTGCGCAAGTCGCTCAACGACACCGGCTGCACCCTGGAACAGTTCCGCAATGCGGTGCTGGACAAGATGGTCGCGGATCAGGCGCGCACCCCGACCTTCCCGCACTCGGAGACGCGCGGCATGCAGGACGCACAGGAAACCACCCGCCGGATGATCGCCAACGCCATCCTGCACCGCAACGGGATCGTGGATACCCTCGAAGAGGGCGCCCGCCAATGGCGCAGCATGTCCGATATGGACATCGCGAAAGACCTGCTCCGACAGCGCGGGGAGAACGTTTACGGCGGTGCTTCAGACATCGCGCAGCGTGCCTTGCATACGACCAGCGATTTCCCGATCATCCTCGGGGACGTTGCCCGGCAGACGGTGTTGGCCTCGTATCGCAGGCCCAACAACACGTTCCAGCTATTCGCCCATCGGAACATCGTGAAAGATCTCCGCGAGGTTCGGCTCATCGACATCGGCAGCGCGCCGGACCTGAAATTGGTTCTCGAGCACGGCGAATACACGAGCGGTACCATCAGAGAGTCAGCTGATGGGTTCACCATGGCGAAATACGGTCGCAAGATCGGCGTCACCGAAGAAATTCTGATCAACGACCAGCTCGGCGCAGTTCTGAAGCTGATTGCGGAATGGGGACGCAAAGCTGCGAAGCTTGAGGGTGACTTGGTCTGGGATAAGATCATCAACAACGCGCTGATGAGTGACGGCAAGGGCCTATTCCACGCCGACCACAATAATCTGGCGGCCGCCGGCACGGCGCTCGACAAGGCCAACTTGATCAAGGCGCGCCTCGCATTTCGGCAGCAGAAGGACATCGATGGTGAACCCACCGATATTGCTCCCAAATATCTTTTCACCGGCGCAGCGCTGGAAATCGACGCGCAGACGCTGATCGCCGCTGCTCACGTGCCCACGACTGTGACCGACGCAGTTCCGCAGGCAATCAAGTCGATGGTTCCGGTCTACGAGTATCGCCTCGACAAGATCCAAACCAAAGCCTGGTTCCTGTTTGCTGATCAGAACGACTCCATCGGTCGTGGTATCCAGTACGCCCATCTCGCCGGCTATGAAGAGCCGCGTGTCAGCCAACAACCGGGCTTTGACGTTGACGGGGTTCAGTTCAAGATCAAGCATTTCTTCGGTGTTGGCGTGACCGACTATCGGTTCGCCTACAAAAACCCAGGCGTTCCTCTCGAATAAGCAGATTGCCCGGGAGGCCTTGCGGCTACGCGCCCGGGCATGGCGCCGGTGATCGCCTATAATCACCCAATAACCTGACTCCCATTATCGTTGTGGGGGCGCAGGGCAGACGGGCAAACGTCATCCCGCCGACCGTCGCCGGCCGGCCTCCCAGGGAACCCGCAGTTCGGACGCTGCGGAGCGAGGGAGGCCTCTTTTGGAGGAATTGCCGATGTCCGTTTTCAGCAGACTTGACCGCATGACAAGCCGCGCCGTGGACCGAACATTCTCGGTTCGCTTCCAAGTGCAGCCGGGGAAAAAGACTCCGAATGGCCGCCCTGGTCCCGACCTTGATAGAGACCAATGGGAAGGGCGGGGTGTCCTTGATGAGACGCCGTCCCTTCCGCCGATCGAGATCGGAAAAAGAGACGGCGATGGGAACGACTTCAGATCCGTCCTCGTCGGAAACGTCATCGAACTGAGCATCGACAAGACACGCTACCCTCAGGCCAGCCAGGCGCGACAGGGTGACCGGCTGCAAACTGACGACCTTCGGCGTTTCGAGGTCAGCAGCGTCCGACCAGACGGCCTGAGCCGCGTTGTGCTGCAGCTGGCGGCGATCTGATGTCGGCGCCCCACCAAGACCTCGTGAACGCATGGTTGGCCGCGCACGGCGGCCCAAGGCGTTTCGGACGGGGAGAGTCGACGGACTTCTTCACTATCCAGCGCTGGTTGAAGATGTACGGTTTCGTCCTCTCGAGTCGGGAGGGCAGTTACTTCGTGCGGGCCAGCGACGATGAGTGCAAGAAACTGAAATGGCCGCAGGTCATCGACCTCGTCGACACGATCCGTGCTGCAACGGGACTCGAGACCATCCGTCCGCGCGCATGACAGCCTCAATTCGCATATAGGTCTTTAACCAACCTCCGGCCGGTGTTGATGGCTCCTCGCCAAATTTCAAGGTCGCCTTCGATGACATTGGCCTTATCTTGTGCGCTCAATTCTTCATATTCTCCCTGTCCAGCGAGATCCATGGTCGTTAGCACCGCAGCAATCCCGCGGTGAAACCGCGCGAGCTCCGAACACTTTTCGCGGCCCAGAACGCCAATATTGGACAGGTTAGCTTGAAAGATGGGAAAGTACTCGACCCGTTTTTCGCTTTGAGACTGAAGGAGTTTCAGAGAGAGGTTGCTACCGGATCGGAGACCGCGCACAAGCTCTTCCGCATTACGGACATGTCCACGACGATCCATGAGATCGAGATAGGACTCGATCTCACCGGCGACTGAATAGGCCAGCGATTTTCTCTTGTCGCTCCTCTCCCACCATTTGAGTGCGACCTGAGTTCCTGTTGACGTAATCGCACCTATGATCACTCCGGCCAGTCCGAAAATGGCCGCTATGTATGGTGCCCAAGGATCAACCATTCGCTCCTCCAATCCCTTCAGCCCAAGTTGCCAAAGAATCAGGAGAGAGGCAAAGGGCAGCTTGCGATTGTGCACAGCCGCTAATGGGTTCTTCGAGGGCCCCGCCTGTCATGGCCTCGTCAGCTGCCGCAGTTCGGCGTGCGCTGCCTTACGGCGCTCGTCGAGATAGTTGGCCAGGTCCTGAAGGTGCACGCCCTTCGCGCCTTTCTGGCTGTCCTCCATCCGGACGATCGGGATTTTGAGCTCGCCCTTTGCCGCCTTTCGAAGAAAGATCTCCGGCGTCAGGTGGCTGAAGTAGTCCCGGCACACGTCTTTCAGAGGAATGACGGCTTTCCCGTCGTATTGTGCCATGAGCAAAAATGCAGTGTTCATCGGGCCTCCGTTTGTTCGGAGACTCGACTACCGCATTTCGTTCGTACGAGGGGTACGAATTGCAGAAGTCAGGTTAGCCCTGAAGACGGAACATATCGAGAAGACACTTGGCTAACCGACCTCTTAGCCCATTGATTTATCGATCTTCTTTTTGGCCCTCCGGGCCCACCACTCTTTTCTTATCCATTTGTGTAGCTTGACGCGGATTTCCGGAATTTTGACTGTAGCCGGACGCGCAAATCCGGAAATTTGACACGCAAATCCGGAAATTTCATTTTTCCAGTACCCTGTCAAAACCGTGGCTGACTTCTCCGGCTTGCGTCCAGATCAGACTCGCTGCACTCTCGCGTTATGGACGATCAAGATCATCATTCAATCATCCCAGATAGCGAAACGCTCAGGCCGTTCGTGGTCGAGGCCGTCGAGCATTTTGGATATTTCGAGCGCTCGGCTGAGGACTTCCTGATCGAGATGACGCTATCGCTCACTCGAAGCGATCGCGAGATTAGAGCGCTTTTACCCTCCCAGGTCATAGGTATCAAAGACCATGTGAAGAGAGATCCTCTCGGAGCTGTTGAGACAACGGCTGGGAGGGCGCTGTTCAAGTTCAGACTATCCGAGCAGTGGAACAGGACACTGAAGAGCGGCCGCTTTCTGCCCTACATGCGAGTTCGCTTCTGTGCCTGGTGCCCTGATGAGTGGGCTTCTAAAGATATCGTCGTAGAGGTCGCTGAGCTGACAGGGCACCCCTTGAGGCATTGCTCTTTGCCAATCTGCCAAGGCTTTGCGCGGCAGGGTACGCATCGGCTTCTGAAAGAGAAAGCCCTGTCGCCTGCCAAAGGGCTGTGACTGGACCAAATGGAACTGCGCGGAGAGAACCAATGCGAATGATAGCGAGCATCCTGATCACTCTTGCTCTGACGGCCGCCTCTGCCCATGCCCAGAGCGTGAGCGAAGACACCGTCGAGACCGTCATCAGCGCCATGCGCGTTCCCTATTCGAAGATTTACGTCGGAGCCCGGTGCGACCAGCACCTGGTGAAGGATGTGTGGTACCTGCGCTGCCATCCGGGCGGTGAGATCACCGGCGGATTGTGGGCTGTCGTCGATGGCCCGGCCCTAGTTCCTGTCAATGGGAGGGCCATGCAGCATGCCGGCGAGATGGGCGCAATTCTCGACAACGACCTGAAGGCAATCCCGGTGAAGAAGTGGGCCGTCGCCTTCCCCGGCACAATTCCGGATGTCGCCAGCGCTCTCGCTGCATTCGGCAAGTAAATCACCCGCACCAATCAATCCTGCGGTCGGGTCGCCATTCTTTGGCGACGCCTTCCGCAAGAAGCGTCTGGCCCACCTCCCGGCCATCCGGCAGATAGATGTTGACCAGAGGCCGACGGCTGGGCGTCCGGTCGGTGCCCTCGGCCACGATGCGGACATCGACGCCGTCGAGCAGCCCTTTCAGCCGCAGCTTTGCGCGCCTGGCGAGTTCCTTTTCCCTTTCGCAGTGTCCGCGCATTTCGGGCGTGTCGATCCCTGAGACAAAGGGCGTACCCTCGCCCAGCAGGCGGAGCAGCTGGCCGTCGCATCGTACGGTGTCACCATCCACGACGGTCAGGCTCGCGCATATCAATAGTGTGGTCAAAGGCATGGTTTTTCTTCTCCTGTTGCCGTCATCCGGCTGTCGCCTGGCACGGTGCGGGATATTGTCTCATCCCGAAATGATGACTTCCTTCACCGGCTTGTTCCGACCTTTTCCCTGGAGCGAATAGGTACAATCCACTTCGCAGATTGCGAACCGTGAGAATATCTCGAAGACCTCTGGAACGGCGTTCAAGGACATGATGAAGCGGCCTCGAAGGCTGGCCAGAACGCCGGCCATCTCCGCATAATCGTCGCGGGTAAAGACCGCTTTCCCATAGTCGTCTTCATTTCCCCAGTAGGGCGGATCGAGATAGAACAGCGTTGCAGGTCTGTCATAACGTTTGATGAACGCGCGCCAGCCAAGGTTCTCGATGACGACGCCGGCCATGCGTTCATGGATCTCTTCGAGCTGGGGCGCAAGCCGCATCAGGTTAAAGCGTCCGCCATCCATCGTCACGCCAAACGTTCTGCCGGTCACCTTGCCGCCGAAGGCCAGGCGCTGGAGATACAGGAAACGCGCCGCACGCTCCAGGTCGGTCAGCGTCGTCGGGTCTGTCCTGGAGAGCCTTTCGAATTCGCGCCGGCTGGTGACCTGAAACCTGAGGGTCTCCATGAACTGCGGATAGTGCCTTTGCAGGATGCGGAAAAGGTTGGCAACGTCTCCGTTGATGTCGTTGATCGCCTCCATCTTCGGCGCCCATGCGCGGCGAAGGAATATGCCGCCCATTCCGACAAAGGGCTCACAATACGCCTGATGTGGCGTGGCATTGATCCGCTCGATGATCCTCTTTGCCAGAATGCGCTTGCCCCCGATGTAGGCGGCGGCGGGATTGACCGGCTGGACCGGGCTTAACTTCACCATTTCAAATAGCTTTCGACTCAGTCACAGTTTTCGCCTCGGCTCTGCCGAGGTCGGATGTGACAGTGATCGAAGATGTGCTGTCGGGCGGGTCATGACGCCAATCTAGCCCCGCCTTCGGAGCGAAAGCTCCGACATCCGGCAACCGTTCAAGCCATCCGCATCATTCCCGTTCCTTTCCGTCTTCCGGGGCCTCGATCGACACGGATGTCGTGTACGTGTCGTCATAGGTGTGATCGACGCTGGCGCAGCGCCAAAGGCCGTTGGCTTCCGCCCTGAAATCCACGGTGCGGATCGGCCGGTCGGCCATGATGTCGGGGCGGCCGGCCATCTTCAGCGTGCCGGAGCCGGTGGCGCGCGCGAGACGATTGCCCTCGGATTTCGCCGCGGCTTTGGCTTCCGCCTGGCTGGCAAAGGTATTTCGAAGCCGCTTCGACGGACCTTTGAGGCCGGTCGAATGGCTCTCATATTCCACCTTTCCCTTGGCTCGGTCGAACCATCCGGCCTCGGTCTCGCCGAACAACGGCCGCGGCTCGATCTCGAAACTCCAGCTCTCGCATTCGAACTTGGAAATCGTCAGCGCCGAAAAAGAGCCCGGCGTCAGGAACAGGAACTTGCCGTCTTTCGGCGTGAAGATCGCGCCGAACCGGTCGGCCAGCCGCGTCAGAAAATCATCCGTGCCCTGGTTGATGCGGGCCATGTAGGGAAGCTCGATCGAGGCCAGCTCCGGCGAGATCTTCGCGTCGAAGCCGTGGCGGCCGGCGAGCTCCTTCACCACGTCGCCAATCGTCTTGTCATCGAAATGTTCTGACAGCGGCGCCTTGATATCGGTGCGCATGTCCACCGGGCGGCCGGACATGGTGATGAATTCGCCGCTCGTTCCCCCTTCGATCGACGGCTTTTCCAGTCGGAAGCTGCCCATCTTCTGCGAACCGCCGTCGCGGAACCCGAAGCGCACGGTGGCAATCGCGCCGAGTGCCGGCAGCGGAATGGCGTTGCCGTCGTCATCGAACTTGAACTGCACCCGGTCCGCCTCCTGGCCGGGCGCATCGGTAATGGTGGCGGAGACGAGCCGCTGATAAAAGGCCGAATTGACCGGGCGGCCATTGATCGAAACGTCGATAAAGGGTTCGTGGTTCATTCGTCCCACAGCCTTTCCGTCTGCTCGCTCGCCGTTTCGATGACGAATTCCGGCAGGGTGATTACGGTGCCGTAAGGCAGGATCAGGCCCTTGGCGGCAAGGCCCACATTGGCCGTCAGGGTTGCCTCGACATAGCCTGTCAGCTTGCCGGCCTGCTTGCGGTCCCGCAGCAGCGCACAGGCGTAATCGAAACAGACGAGACCGACCGTCATGTCCTCGGCTTCCACGGTCACGGTTGCGGCCGGCAGGATCGTCGCCATCAGAACCACCCCGCTGCGGCACCCGCCACGTCGCCGATCGGCACGAGGCCGATGTCGAAGGCGATCTTGCGCCCCTGGCCATAGGCGTTGATGTTCGTCTGGGTCCGGCGCACGGATTTGATGGCCACGCGGCCGAACACCTTGGCCGCGGCCCGCTCATCGGTTGTCCAGCCCACCATCAGCACCGGCTTCTTGGCCCGCTGGGTTTCGCGGATCGCGTCGATCGCGTCGCGGCCGCCCAACTCCTCCGGATACAGCAGCCCGGAAATGCGGATCGGGTCCTCGCCAAACCCGGTAAACTGCTGGCCTGGCCGGCCGCCGAAACGGGCAATCGCCTTCCACTCGGCGACCGTCTCATCCTCCAGCTGCTGGAAGGACATGGGCGCGATCTCGAACTTGTGCGGGCCGATCGACAGCAACGGCATCAGTCCGTCCCTCCATGAAGGGCGCCGGTCCGGGCGCCGGAAATGGCAGAGGCCACGCTGCCGCCACCGGAGCGGACGCTGGCAGAGGCGCTGCGCAGGCCGGCAGCGGCGGCATTGATGTCGCGCGCGGCCGAGCGCAGCTCGTTGGCGGCATCCTGGCCGCCGCGCGCCAGCGCATCCGCGCCGCGCTGGCCACCCTCGGCCAGGCCGTTGCCGGCATCCTGCCCGGCACCTGTCAGGCCGTTCCAGAGGTTGGACATCCACGATCCGGAGGGCTCGGCCACGCCGGCAGCCGCGCCGGCCGGTGGCTGCGGTGCCACGGGCGGCGGTGCGCCCTGCGGGGAGGCGCCGCCGAGAGACGCGGCAAACATTTGCAGCCTTTGCCAGACGCCGGCCTCGTCCTCAGGCCGTGCCGGCGCGGCAGGCGCGGATGCTGCGGGCCCGTTGGCCGGAGCGGGCGGCGCTTCGCCAGGCGCGGGCGCCGGCGGCTGTTCGGCAGGTGCGCCCGGCGGTGCATTGACGATCTGCGACGCTTCGGGCGGCACTGGTGCTGCCGTCTCGCGTGCCCATTCGAGCAGGGAGCCGCTCCGTTCCATCAGCCAGCGCAGCCACTCCGGCGGCTCCGGCCACTCGATCTCCAGCGCAAACTTGAACAGGTCCTGGATCGGCGTGATCCAGCTCTCGATGAATTCACGGATGCCATTGATCAGGCTTTCGCCGAGCTGCTGACCGGCCGCGTGCATTTCCGCCTTCTCGGCGTCGGACAGCTTTTCCTGCGAGAAGAAGGAACCGAGCCAGGACCAGAAGTCGGCCAACATCTGTTTGGCGCCATCGACCAGGCCGGTGAAATCGAACGCCTTGGCGAAGCTCGCCTTAAAGGCATCGACTTGCCCAGGAGGAAGGTTGAGCCACCCGCCAATTTTGTCGGCAAGCCAACTTCCGACCGTGCCGGCACCCGCCTTGATACTATCCCAGATGCCGCTGAAGGCCGATGCAAAGCCGGAAACAAAGGAGGAAATGCGGTCCCAGTATTTCCAGATGGCAAAACCGGCTGCAGCCACGGCCGCCACAACGACCCAGACCGGGGCAGAGACCGCACCAAGGCCGGTCGCAACGGCCAGTGCCGCTGTCTTGACCAGGCCGAAAGCGCCGCCCAGCATCCGGCCGGCGCCGGACAGCACGCGCCATCCGGACGAGACGTTCTTGCCGGCCTCGTCGAACTTCAGGAAGGTCGAGGCGAGGCCGATCAGCGGCAGGCGCACCGCCGCGAGGCCGAAGGCGAGCACACGCGAGGCGATGGCAAAACCCAGAAGCCCGGCCGTCGCCATGACCATATTCTTCGTCAGTTCCGGATGGGCTTCGCTGAAGGCGCGCAGCGTATCGGCAAGACGGCCGAGTGTATCGGCGAGGCTCAAGGCGGCCGGAAGCAGCGTATCGCCGATGGAAATGGCCAGCGCGCTCACCTTGTTGAGCAGCAGATCCCACTTCTTGACGGCGCCTTCGGCCTGTTTTGCCGCCTCTTCGGAGGCCGATCCAGCATAGGCATTGGCATCCGCCACCAGCCGGAAGGCCTGGGCAAGCAGCTCCGGATTGCCCATCAGCTTGGAAAAGTCGTCTGAGAAATCCATGCCGACCAGGGCGACCAGCGCATCCATGCCCTTCGGCGAATTGCCCATCGCCCTGAACAGGGTCTCGATCGCCTTCGGCGCGTCGGACTGGAGATCCTTCAGGAAAGTCTTGCGGTTGAGCCCGATCGATTTGAAGGCGGCGTCGATCTCCTTGCCACCGGTGGTCACCTTGGTGGCAAGTGCGGAAAACCCGCGCGCCGCCGTTTCCGGTGCAATGCCGGCGGCGACCATGGCGGCACCCACCGCCGTGGTCTGCACCGCCGTCAGCCGGAACAGATTGGCCGCACCCGCCGCGCGATTGGCAAAATCGGTGAGCTCGCTCGCCTTTGCCGCCATGTTGTTCGACAGGTGGTTCGACGCATCGCCGAGCTGCTCGATGCCCTGCTGGTTGAGCTTGTAGACGTTGCGCAGCTTGGCAAACCGGTCGCCGATCTCGGCGCCGGCCATGTCAAAGGCCACCGCCGCCTTCGCGGCGTAGAGGGAGAATGCCTCCAATTCGGCTTCCGGCACACCGCCCTGGGCGGCATTGGCCATCAGTTCCACCAGATCGCGGGCGGCGACCGGAACGAGCGCGCTGGTCTCCAGCGCGAATGTCCGCAGCTCGCTCAAGCGGCTGGTCGTGACATCCAGCACCTTGTCCAGGCCGCGCATCGACTGATCGAACTGGGCCGCATTGACGACGGGGGCCACGAGGCTGGTCGCCATGGCAAAGGCGCCGAGCAGACGCCCGCGCGCCCGCTCCAGCGATTGTTCGGCGTTGCGGGTGGCGGTCTCGATGTTCTGGACGGAAAAGCCGTCGCGGATGGCCTGGCCAAAACCCTGTTTCAGGCCGCCGGCCACCTCGCCAATGCCCTGCAGCGCCGAGCGGACCTTCTGGGCGGTGCCGCTCACCTGGTCGATCAGGCGTATGACAAGGGAGGCGTCCATCACTCAGGGTCTCGGTGCGGAGAAAGGCGCCGGGCGATATGCGCCAGCAGAATGACGGCTTCGACCCAGTCGATCTCGTCGATCGTCAGGGGGTCGAGCTTGCCGAAGACGACGAGATCGCAAGCAACTCCGAAGGCATCCGCGACAGGAGTGCCGGAAAAAAACCGGCAAAGGCCATTCCCACCGCGGGCAGGTCGATCAGGTCGATGTCGGCAATGACGCTGACGTCTTCCCCGGTCATGTCGGCGACCAGCGCCATCAGCCCGTCCAGGCTGTCGGCGGTGAGCAGCCGGGCAATGATCGTCTTGCCAAGCTCCATGCCGTCGATCTTGGCGTCCGGTTTGTCGGTGAGGATCTCGACGAGGTCCTGG